AAGAGGGAACCCAACAAATCTGGTGCTCCGCCTGGACAATACACTATGGCTAACCTACCAGCATGGAATTTCGTTTTCACTAAAGTCATAGCCAGATTTATACCGCCACTCCATTTTTGAAACAGATTGCTTGCGTAATCAAATGAACCCAGCTGCACTGTTTGTGGTAGACCACCGCTTGAGTTTATGAGTCTAGGGCACACCCTAATATCGCAAACCTTAGTTCCGGTCGTTTGGGGGGGCGCTCCAGGTCGCTTGTTCCACACAATTCGGGCGACTGAGAACGTAGGACAACGACATTTCATCTTCTTTCTCGAATAGAGCACCATGGGGCAGTATACCTTGATCGTGTGTAAGTCCCAAGGACTGATTGGTCTCAGTTCCTTCCCCATTAACCATGTTATACCCAGGTACTCGGCTCATAATTTTAATACCATCTGTTGACACTGGCTTAGACCATCCAAACAAACTTGCCACATGTTCTGTAGCTCGTGCTATCCAACCAATAGGTTTGGCTGCTATATTCACATAAGGCACGGATGATAAAATTTCGGCAGCGGCACCAACGCCACCAGAAACTCGTTCGACTATCCCTTTCGTTTCTGTCTCAGCCGAACCAGCTTGAGCCATAAGCTTCAATCTTCCAATAATGTCTTTGAGTCGACTCTTATTTCCAGGCACATCAAGATCGATCTGCTCTAATGATTGGGCATACCGATCCATCCTAGTGAGAGGAAAACTGGGTGAAGGGTTAATCAATTCATTGGTCGGTAGTGCAATATCAACATTCTCAAAACGAGCAAAAACATTGATATCAACATTCGTGCCATCACCATTCCTAACAGGTGTAAGCTGACTAAGCAGAACTTGGCCAAATTGAAAGTTAGGGTCATGCAATGAAAACATATCGTACGGCAAAATAAATGGTACCCGTAATTCAACTGAATCTGCTTGATCTAAGCAGAGGGTTGCGTTGGGATATGATGTAACTCCCGCCAGGGTAATGTTTGAGTATTTAAAGATATCTACCAATTCATTCCACATAGGGGTGTATGCTATATTCAGAGCGCCAGAAGTGAATGGGCTTGCATTCACTTTGATAGTCACTACAACGTCCGCTTTCATGTATCTAAAATTTTCAGCTTTATCTGCGACAATTGGATTCTTATCAAAAACAGATTGCGGGAAAGCATAGCGAGCAAGCGTCCCTTGGGGTTGAGTACCAGCGACATATGTTTGATACGTCGCAGAATTGTACGACCTTGGGAGAGATGTAGCAAAGCTAGTAGTAGGTTCTATTTGTATGGTGTCAATCAATGTGGGACGTTCTAATAAGGTACGGAGCTCCTGCCTTGTCCCATCATTTATGGCTTTGTTGTCCATTGAGCGCCCTGATGTAACTGGCGCAATATTAGCTTCAAGCTCCGTCATATTGTTAGAGACAACTCCGTCGTTGTTACGTGTTAGTTGTCCTATAGCTTGGTTGTCTGCTGCATTGGAAGATGTCGCAGCAGTAACATCGTTATTTTGCATAGTATCAGTGAGTCAAGTTACAACTTAGAGGCGACCCTCCCCTAAGAGGTTTGTGCCTGTTTGCGTATCCGGGGCTGCCGGGGGCACGCTATCCCTAAATAGGGACACCCTTTACACGAGCAGCAGTACTAGTAGTCTTTTAAGGCATCATCGACTAAAAGCAAGATCACACTCGATCCAAAGCGCAATAACCAAGAAACCTGATAAAATCAAGATCATTACACTAAGATAATTTTCGTGTTTCAACAAACACATTTAACTTGCAGAACACGAAATGCAAGAAAAATGTCAAATTCCGGTAACACAATGAATACATCAAATTTGAGTACAACATATCTACATTTTCTTACAGATCTCACGCTGATGGGCAAAGAAATTCACCCACTCTAAATAATGAGGCACATTCAACTTCAAACCTTTTCTTTGGCATGCTTTTATCAACTTCTTGGATTCTTCGTTATAGACATTCTTGCCGTGGAGAGCAAATTCCATGAGTGATGTCTCACAATTCAACTTCGTGGATGCTCGTATCTGTTTGCCCCGCACCCAATTAGCCATATCCCTAGGGACATGAAACAAAATAGGCGCTTTCCAAAATCCCCATTGATCAATCACAAACATGCGCTTCAAGAAGTTGATCTCATGAATGGTGCGGTAATTCACAACATTCCCAGTTTTTGCCTCATCCGTGTATGTCAAACCTATAGTTGCAAGTGCTCTTGTTATGGTTACTTGATTATACCATACCGAAACATCATCTGCAATATTAGCACAGTTATCATCACCATAGGTCACAAAACCCACCTTCTGCGTAAAATCACACATAAGTGGCAACCCTGCTTCCTTTTTACAATACAGATATGCGTAGCGCATGACTATCTGATTATAAACAGAATTGATGATAACGGTCAGAGGGTTTCCAGAAGGCTGAGAGTGAGTTTGTTGTATAAGATTACCATCTACATTTACAATAGTGTTGCAAACCTCTTCAAATAAAACATTGCGGATTTGAGTTTCCTCCGCTGTTCCATCGTACCAATCGTTGATAATGTTGTTTATCTTCCACAAAATCTGCTGGTGCAATGAACCATCAAAGTTGGAGAAATCACCAGCTATCACTTTCGAACCTTTTGATTGAAGTTTACATCCTATCCTATGCCAATCCAACGATAAATGATTAGTACCAACACAAACTTCATTATCAATACGATTGCGCATAACATGCTCAATGAACCCTAAATAATACTTGCGCATTGCAACCACATAGGCTAAAGGAGCTGCTTCAAAGACTCGCGTTTTTAGTTCATCAACTTTCACGTGAGGTCGCCGTTCATCTTTAAGAGTAGCAGTGAATATGATATCAGAGCGTTTATTACCACGAGCATTTTCAATAATGCGGGTGACATCATTCAGTAATTCGGGATGATCCAAAATCCACTCCTCGTCACGACCAAGCCATTTATGTTTGCCTCCAATACTATTGTTGATGTTGTAAGGATAGCCTGGCGATGTTGAGCGATTGATAGGGGCTGCAAACTCTCTATCTTCTACCCCTTGGAGTGCTTCTTCATATTTCAAAACTCTACGTATATCATCATTAGTGTGAGTGTACTGTTTCGAAACGTCGTGCACAGCTATCTCCAAGAGTTCCTCATCAACAATTGGCAGAACATTGCAAACCTTTTCCATTCCTTTGCGCAGTGGATCAATAATTTCATTACCTCTCTTTTGGGGTGCAAGAAAAGCCGGCTTGGTTAAAGTCTCGTAAACATCGTTATGTATTAGGCTCTCCCGTAACTCGGTTTTCAGGGGACGTCCCACCTTCTCGGTAAGATACCCTATCGGGAGGTAATCACCCCTAATTCCAACATTCTCCCGTGCGAGCTCCGGATGAACCACTGCAATCTGCGCAGCAAAATTACCTTTCACAAAATGACGTGGATCATTAACTGTGCGAGCAAAAACATCCATGTTCCTGGCTAGGTTCTCTTGGGAGATTGCCAATGATATACCATAGCCACGTTTAGAGTCACCTGCCACATGTATACCCAAAATTTTACCCGAAACAAGAGTGTTACGTGCAAACAGTAAGGATCCACAATCACCATGAGCAGTTGTTGCAGTGTACATGATGTACTGATTAATCTTGTGAAATATTCCACTTGCATCTGGATAGGATAAAGGAGCAGTTACTACTTGGTTTTCAATGGCTGTCGTCGTTTTCACAACAGGGATACCTTTTAGCACATTTAACCCAGCAACAACAACCTCTCCTTCACCCAACTTACCCATATCGTTAGCTTTTGCGAATTTTTCCAAGATACACGGGCGCGCTGGTATTGAAAGTGGCAGAGAAATTAACATCGCATCGACTAATTCCCCATTTTTATCCACAATCCGGTGGAAGAAACATTGCTTCATGCTAACCGGGGTTTTCAAGCTATTCTGAAAGGGGTTAACTAGGAAAAATGTTTCGGCACCTTGTAAGCCGAGCGTATAGAAGTGATAGGGAACTAAAACTGTTCGACCAGTCACAAACACTGCATTGATACGTACTTGTTCAGACGCATCTTTCAGTAACACGATATTCCGTGCCACTACACTCTGAAACTGCTCCACGTAATTTAGATCTCCTACTTGCGCTACTACTTTCCCATCTATTTCTACAGCATTGGTAGCATTTGTCAAGTTGTCAGTCTCGGCACTCAAAAAAGCAAGCTGCCGTTTGAGAGTTTCGAAATCGCCAGATGAATTCTCAGCCATGAAGCGTCGCACGTCTTTGCGCGTTTCATAATCACCAGAATTCACTTCTGCGATTAAATTTCGGGCCACAGCGCGCGTCTTGTAATCACCAGATGAGTGTTCTGCCCGCGGTGAAAGTTTGGGAGTCAATGTTTTTGAATCTCCTGATGAATGCTCAGCTTTAATATGCTTATAATTACGCGTACTGTCGGAAGCCCTAAAAATCAACATTGGGGATATAACAGTAACCAAATCTTTATCAGGATATCGCTGCATTAACATGCCCAAAATTTGCAAAGATTCATTGAAGCGCTTCTCGGGATGACGAATTCCTGCTGAAACCTTCACGAGCGAAGTAGTAAATTTACAACGTTCACAAGAACAGAACTTAACCGTAAAGACATCTTCCGGTTTCACAATTGAAAGCAAGGGACACTGGTAATATTTGAAAAGAAAATAAGCGCATGTACATAGTAGTGGCAGCAAGAGTGCGAACTTATGCTCGAGAATCTTATCTACCAATACTGTAGCGTTGCGTTTAAACACATCCACCGCATCAACCGCTTCCGTACGAGTACGTTCTGCTAATTTCGAAAACTTCTCCACCGATGATGTATAAAATGGGATATACCCGTCAACAGTTGTGGAAGCCGCCTCGTATAATTGCTGTAATTTGCTAATTAATCTAGTAGCCACAGACCCAGCACTTGCCACTCCAGGCACACCATCCATAAAAGATTCAGCAACTACACCATTGAGTTTCTGCCTCAGTTTCTGCTGATACTGGAGACACTCAGATTGATCAATATCATACACCTCTTCGCCTGCTAAAGATTGCAAGAGTTTTGTCCTTGAATCGTGTTTTTCGCGGTGCTTATCAACACGCGCGAACAACTCCTCGACAAATTCTTCGAAGGAGTATGTGGCAAGCGTCTTTCCATCGGCTAGATTGTATTCAGTAATCTCGTAAAAGTGAGTTTCTAGCTCACACTCCATCTTAGTTGGGTCAACCTTCCAATAACTCTGACCTGTAGCATTATCTCCATCTGCGCTACCAACAAACTTGCCAAATTCCGGTTTAACTTTCACACTAATTGCTGTAGGAAACCTACGATAAACCGCATTGGGACACGTTATCGACGAGATTGCAGGAATTTTCGAATTTGACGTCGCAATGACGAATTCAGAATCCATATAGGTTGACTTCTTATCTTCGACAGAAGCCATATGTAGTTGAAAAGGATCATCATTGATTGCTCGAATGATCTCCATGACCTCAGGGTTGGCGGAAGATGGTAGATCCTTAACTTGAAATATATCGTCGTACACGAGAAAGGGTTGATGTAAATAACCGTCAAAATACTCATTCTCTGCCTTACGAGAGTGATAACAATTTCGGTAACCTGGCACATAGTTCTTTATATATCGTTTATACATACGAGCTATCAAAATATGCATCAAATTTGTCTTTCCAACTCCCGCTGGTCCATAAATGTAAACCGCATATGGCACATTTCTGTTCGTCTTGGCCATAGCTGGAGAACGTTTCGCTTTTTCCACTATCGGTAAAATATTTCGAAGCAGTGTATTAATATATACTCGCAACGATGATTCCTTACGAGCTTCATTTAATAACTCACTCCCGAGTATGTTGACTTCCTGAATGAGCTGACAAATTTTCGCATCAGTATTAATATATTCTTCTTTAATTTCTGTTAGGACCTGACATGCTTGAATGAAATCGGTTAAGCGCGGAAAATCTTGGCGTTCTTGGTATTCGGAATACGTGCAACCATAGACGTTTCTAAAGAAACAATCTCTAATCCACGTAAAACCAAACATCACCAACTTATGGATCTTCTCTAAGCCCGTCAAACCTCTTCCATAAAGAGACAAACCACTCAGAAAATTGGTCATGTCTGGTTTCCAACCCATTAAAGTGCAAATGGTCTCTACTATTGCTCCGAAAAATCCTTCTTCTTCAGTCTCTCCAGCTTGGGCAAACAGTCCAGTGATTCTATTGTGCCATGATGTGAAAATCTGTTCTATCACTATGGCTGTTATATTGAACCGTGCCGCTACTGCCACCAGGTATGAAATTACTGATGTGACATCGCGACTTGATTTATATAGGAGAGCCGTGTCTGCTAAAATGCCTGCAGATTTGCTCAATATATCATTATCATTGGAGTAATAGTTTTTGATGGAATTTAATATTTCATTAATATTGCTAAAGCAGTCGGAACCCTCACTTGCCACACTTGTTATCTTGTCACACATGGTTGAAATCTTATCAAGAGCTGGTATATTAAACCATGCCTGGGCTTCAATATCGTTCAAATAACGCTTAGTGTTGTGTTTCATATTTCTTGATGTCTTAAGAAGCAGAGAACACTGCTTAAAATCGTGGCGCATGTAGGCTATTCCATATTTATGTTGCAAATTCTTTCCAATATTGTGTTTCAAGGGATTAAATATATCTAGACGTTTCTCTAGAGCCATACTTGCTAAAGTATTTTTACCTTGATTAGTCTTACTATTCCTGGATTGCACTTCTTCACATAACGGTGCTAAACCCACCTTGTGCTTCGGTTTGTTTAGCCCGGACGCGACAACTTTTTCCGGTTGTTTCCCAAGGAGCCTTACCCCGGGCCGTACTGAGTTCCCGTTGACGTCGTTAGTTTTTCTATTTAAATTGACTTTATTCATATTGATATGGTTTAGTTTTGACACATTAGTTTTTAACGAATCAGAGCTCATCATGTGTTGCAATGTGCTCTGTCCGGGCGCGACAATGTTTTCCAGATGTTCCCCAAGGTGCCTTACCTCAGGCTGTACTAAATCCCCGTTTACGCCGTTAATTTGTTTACTAAAGGAAACTTTATTCATATTTGTATTTGGAAAATTTAAAATGAGGGTATTTATATATCCAAAACCTCGAGAACTTACTGCGGTTTTAGTATATGGGTTACCTAACCCTAAAATAAGTGTTCAAATTATTTATCTATTTGTATACTTGTATATTTAACCTTGTTCCTAGTGGCTACCTGACCAAAAATGGCTTCACTTAAACTCCTATCTAGGTACTTGTTACTTGCGTGCGATTTGTCTCT